ATACGAGCTCGCTAGTCGTATTGCGCTTCAAGGTTTGGACGACGACGACGAAGATGCGCCCGACTACAGTCCGGACTCTGGATACGTTCCGGGCAGTCCGGATTACGGAGTCATAAGCAGTCCAGTATATGATCCGGGAAGTCCTGCGTACAATCCGGGCAGTCCTGCTTATATGCCTTACAGTCCAGGCTACGCCGCAGAGAGTCGCCCTGCGGAAGAGTCGGACGATATGGTCGAGTTGGATCTGGGACCTCCGGTCGTCCAAACAAAAAGGCTGAGTGAGATGGATATGATCGAGCTGAAAGACTTGGCGAAAGAGGTTTCCAGCGAGAAAGAAGTCGACTCTCTTTTGAAAAAGAACAAAGGGCTCAGCGATCGACGGAAGGCTCTGGTAAATCTCATTATCAAAAAGAGGTTGAGAAGGACTAGCGGAAAGAGATCTTCCAAGAAGCAAACCAAGATTGATGCTGAACGATCCATTGCCGAGATCAAGATGAAGCTTCGACAGGAGGGAGTGGGCTTCGACGAAAAGGGACGTGCCGTCATTTCCCCCCTCGTTTCATCGGGTTTTGCGAAAAGTCTTCTGGACGAGCTCGAGGTTCTGGAAAAGATCGCATACGGAAAGTCTAGAGTCAAGGCGAAAAGCCCGGCCCGCAAACCGAAGAGTCCGGCTCGTGCCAAGCGTGTTTTGTACTCGATGAAATGGGGTTGCGCCAAGAACGAGAACAAAAGCAATCCGCGAATCCCAAAGTTGTGGATGATTGTCGGATACGAAGAGGAGGATTTCGGTTCGGGGGACGTGCGCCGTTACGTGAAGCTCAAGGATTCCTCTGGAAAAGGTCGAGTCAAACAGATGAAGGTTTCTGAGTTTGAGGAAAAGTACCAGAGTAAAGAGGAGTACGAAGCAGAGATGAAAAAGCTCAGTTCGGAGCTGCTAGACCAGTTTTTGGCCGACGGCGGAAACCGAAAAGACTTTTCTCTGGTAAACGCTCTGTGCCCGAAGAGGAGAAAGAAAAAGAAGAAGAGCGCCAAACCTTCTTCCCCAGGGAGAGCAGCTGGCGCATCCGGGTTTCGTGTCGGCGACATCGTGATGAAAGTCAAGGGTGCGCGATCCGGGGAGCAGGTGCGAGTCACGTCTGTGGACGCGAACGGCAAGGTGGGGGGCGTGTTCGTATCGGATGGAAAGACCTGTCGTAAATCGAGTTCGACAAACTTTTCCAAATAGGGGTGCTGATGAATTAATTAAACTAAAATAAATAATGATAAGATTTATTTTAGGATTTGTAATCGGCACTTATACAGGAACTACGTATGACGTGAAACCTGTTGTGAACACTTTGATAGAATTAATAAAAAAAAATTTTCCTAAAAAAGACTAGCACGAATCTTGCTTTCTTACGCACAGTGGATGTCCGTATCCTTTCCCTTGATTCTGCGAGCAAAACTTGCACTCGCTTTTCAAACGACATTCTGCGGGTGGTCCTTTTGTCCATATACAAGCTTCCTGTGTTCCACATTTTGACTCAGTATTGTAGTAAGCGCACGAATGATAGGTTGATATCGGCTCAGAAATACACATCGTTTCGTCCCCCCGTCCTTTGCATGGATCTCGACGTCCATCGCAAGTCCTTATATTGCAGCAAGTTTTGCCTTCTCCGCACATTATTGGATCTGTCGTTGGAGGGCCAGATGGATTGCCTTTTGAATCAAAGCACATAAATAGATTAGGCTCTCCAGGATAAGTTCCAGTGTTAACATCGACATCGGTTCCGGCATACAAAGGGTCTTTTTCAAGGTTTGCGCAGTAATCATACGGGCACACTCCGCACGAAGCTCTTCCGCGATCATTTTTTTTCGGATCTAGCTTGTACACAGTCAAATCACTTTGTCCTCCAACATTGATACAGTCGCCCAAATGGTCATACGGACCAACAAAGCCTGACGGATACCCATTTTGATCTAAATCTTCTTGTGTTGTGTCCGTGCAATATCTTTGACTGTTGTTAGCAATATATCGCACATTTGACATTTTAAAACATTTGGAGTTTGCTACGCAAGTATCAGGACTAGAATAGGTCACATATCCATCGTCTCTAATATCCAATAATTCTTGACACAAACATTTTCCATCCGATCCACTGGTTCTAATCCACATCTTTGGAACACCGCAACCGCTAGATCCGCCGCCGTGTTCAGAACATGAAAGGGCTGTTCCGTAATATTTCCTCGCCGCGGATGGTCCCGAGGCGCGTTTACAAACGCATTTATTATCAGCAGAGAGTGTTGGTTCCCAGAAGTCGTCGATAGGTTTACATTCCGTGCTTTGATAGCACGCTACCAAGTTTCCGTGGTTTACTTTTGAAGAATCAAACTCCCCCGGAATGCATGCACATTTTCGATCATTGAAAGGGTTTGGTTTCCAGTAGGGGTCAGATGGAGAAAAATCTTGTCGGTGCCACACTTGTGTTTTTTCTTGTCCTGTGCATGTCGGATTTGCCGCGATGCACGCGTTTAGTCCATCGTATACATCCGAGCCTTGTGGTTTCGGTCCGTATGATGGACCTTTGTATAAACACACACAGGATCCATCAGGACTAGATTGTTTTTGATACCATCCATTGCTCATTTATTTATAATTAATCTTTTATTCGATTATGTATCGTTGCTCAAAATAAAAATGATCGGTTTTAAACGGATTGTATTTTATCAAAAATGAAAAGCGACGATGCAATCTTGTTGACCGAATCTCAGATCTCCGAATTGTTGGAGATCATTCCATTGTCTAATTCTATACCGAGCGGATCTGCGAAAGCATTTCGAGCAAAAACCCAATCTGCCTTCAGAGACTATTTGAAGAAAGTGAAGCTGCGCCCTTCCAAATTCTCGCGATTCAAAGACATCCTTGCTAAAAAGTACAGAGGAAGCATAATTGCGCCGGGAGAATCGGTGGGAATCATATGCGCGCAGTCTATAGGGCAGATGAACACTCAGATGACTTTGAACAGTTTTCATCACGCCGGCATATCTGAAGCAGCTATGACAGCCGGCGTTCCCAAGTTTCAAGAGTTGTTGTCGGCGACCAGGAATCCCAAGATCACAAACACTTCCATCTTCTTTGCGTGCAGACCCAACACTTTCAACGAAGTCGTTTCGCTTTGCAACAACATCAAGCATCTCACGTTGAAAGACGGGGTGTTGAACTGGTGCAATCACGGAGACTGTGTCGAGTTTCATTTCAGATGGAAAGTTTTGTACCGATACGGCGTGTATCCCCAGGATGTTGTGAATCGAATCAGAAAAGGGTTTGGCGACGTCGACGTGGAAGTAAAAAGATCGCGAAACTCTAACATGCTGGCTCTTTTTGTCAATCCCGTTTCGCCATCCTTGGTAAACGATGCCGAGTACATCAATGAATCTGTCATTCCGGCTTTGTTAGATGTGAGCATCTCGGGTATACAAAACATAGATCACATTTTCTACGAGAAAAAGCGCACAGAAGAAGGAGAAGAAGAATGGTTTGTGCGCACGGTGGGGTCTGACTATCAAAAAATTATGCTTTTTCCAGGAATAGATTTTGAGAGAACCGTCTCCAACAACATTTGGGACGTCTACGATATGCTCGGGGTAGAAGCCGCGAGAGAATCTTTGCGTCAAGAGTTCAGTTCGATTATGGGCAGCATCAACTCAGCCCACACTTCTATCCTGATCGATAGGATGACGTATTCCGGCGAGATTAATTCGATCTCCAGGTACACTCTCAAAAACGAGAACTCTTCCGTTTTGGGAAAAGCCTCGTTCGAGGAAAGTCTGGAGAACTTTTTGCAAGCCAGTTTGGCTGGGTCTGTGGACAGCGCTAGTGGGAATAGCGCGTCAATTGTTCTGGGGAAAAAGTCCAGAGCGGGAACCGGGTTTATGAAATTGCGTGTCGACTTGGATGCAATTAGATGCAGTTAATTGCAAAAACTATGCCTGTTTAAATTTATATTTTTCGTAAATAAAATGAGAGGAACTATAGAAAAGTTTGTTCACCCAAGCCGTCTCGTTAAAAAAAGAGCCAACGATTCAGGCGGCGAGTGTTCCAATTACGCAGTAGGCTTAGCAGAAAAATATAACGCAAAACACAGAGTCAACAGTCCCTGTGTCGCTTGTCCGGCTCCCTCGGAAGATGTCCCGTGTCCGGCAGGAGAGTGCAGAGACGCCATGCCCGGATGCAAGATCGTTTTGGACAAGAAGGGAGTGAATACAGCGTACGACAATTACATTATGGACGGAGGAAAAACGGGCTGCGCTGGCACCTCACAACTGGGCTTGATGCTCAACCAGCCAGAAACAGAAAGAGTTCTGGCGGCTCCGAGGTCGACGGGCGTAAACGAAGAAAACTGGACTTCTCCTAGCCAAAAGCTGGTCGGCGAAGCGAATCCCAAGTTTTTGATTCCGCCCGTTGTAGTAGCTCCATCTCAAGACATTGAGTTTTGGAAAACGAATAATCTAGTGGTTAGATCCGGAATAAATGAAGAGTCCACCTTTGACGATTTCTCGAGCGGATACCTGGTTAGACCTCTGCCCATACCGTTGCCCCCGGACAATGGTATGATTGCCGCGCAATCGTATCAATTGCCCAACACAGAACCCTGTGAAAGCGACCCGAAGCCCATTCACCAACCCAAAAAGGGGTACGAGTACGAAGTAGTAGTCAAAACAGAAACGCCTCGACCGGCCGATGATGGAAACGGCGAACAAAACGGCGCCGACGATAAAAACGACAATGTTGTAGAAGGATTCGAAGTACCAACCATAGGTAGAAACCCCTCAAGCGTAGTACCGACCCTAGGTGGAGACCCCTCTGGAAGATTCATACAAACACCAGCTACTTGTACTATAAATCCTAGGTCCGTGGATATAGACCCGCAGGATCCAGCTGAAAAGGCTATCGCACAATCAAAATGCGGCTCGTATAATGAAGTAGATTTGAGATCGAACGAACCGTGTTTAAGCAATACATTTGCAGCCCAAGGAGGTGGTGATATTGTACCAGCTTGCATGTATACGCCTGGAAGTCGAAATCCCCAGCCAGGTTCTTATTTAGCTGACCTGTTTGCTGCAAATCAATTCGCATCTGAGAACCAAAGTTTGATCGGGAGAACCAAGGCTCGCATTCTTCCGTGCACGACCTGCGACAAATTGGTGGATGACAAGTGCATGATCATCAACAACGGGTACCACGTGGACAACCTGAAAGTAGGGCTGCCCACCAATTTCGCAGCATCGGAGGGGGGGAAAAGTCCGGCCACCGCGCAGCTGAATTCCGACACGTTTACCCAGACGATTGTTCCGGGAGTTTATTCGAACTCTCAGATCATTGAACCTATCAATTCTATGATAGGTATTAGTTTGACCAGTCAGATTCCTCCGACGACGCTTTCTGAGCAGGACGGAGACTTGCTTTACCAGCTTCACGATCCGAACTTGTACAAGCCTCCGCCGCCCGAGGAGCCGGATCAATCTCCGAACGCCACCACGGTGACAGATCCTCGATACTACGGTTACGGCGCGAGCAACCGCGCTTATCATGAGCCGATGACAGGGCAAACTCGGTTTTACTACGAAGACGTAAACACCATTCGAATGCCGAACTACATTGCCAGATCGAAGATAGACACTAATCCGTGGGCTGACAAGTACGAGCCCTGTCCGGAGGGGTCGGCGCTCGGAAACCCCAACACCCGAAACATTCGAGAATTGGCGAACAACGCCTTCCGAGACGCGACGATAGAGCACAGAACCAGTATGATGCAGAGTCTGATGCGCAAGCGCAACGCTGAACTTTACCAGATGCGCATGATGCCCAAGTCGTTGGGCGGCTCGTTTGGCGCGTTAGGCGGAAGCTCCAGTGTGAACACCGTACCGGTCGCGACGTAAACCTGGTTAAATTTTATACTAATAATAAGTATAAAATGTCTGCTTCCGCGATGACGCTTCGCGAAGCGTCTAGAACGTGCACTGGTTTCCATTCATAACGGACACATTTTTATTTTGAATTGGAGCTTCGGGAGTCCACTTGTCTAAAAGTTTTTCGAGTTCGTCGGGCGCGGAGAAGGTGTACCCTCTCTTCACAAACACGACTATCGTGTCCGCTTCCAGTTCTCTTTCGAAAGTACTTTTCACTGTGCCTTTTTGGTACGGGTCTTTATACCGATTGAGAACGGACTTGCACATGTCAGATATTTTGCAGGTTTCTTTTTTGTCGTCGTCGTGTATGCCGGTGGCTATTTCCGACACTCTCACCGATTGAGACAAGACAGACTTTATCGTCGCGTCCAAATCGCCCTTGCAGCCGTCTATGGTAACGACAACTCGGGGAAACTTCGAGTGAGTGGGACGCTTTCCGTATTCTGTCAACGTGATATCGTTGCTTTTGGAACACGTATGGGATTGATAGGAGAGAAAAGCGATGACAGCGACTAAGCACACAATAAGGATAACTAATGGCAAATTCATTATTTATTCAAGTAGAAATTAAATTTCGTCAAACGAGAATTCAAACGCGTCTGTCATACCCGTTTCGTCCTCCGCCAGAGTCTCCGCGGCGTTGGCGGAGGCAAACTGTGCTGGTATCTCTCCCACCCGACAAAGTTCGCGAGCTTCCTCCGCTGTGTACTTGTATACGATGTCAACTTTAGAGTCCTGGAATTCTCGTTGAGAAATCAAACACAAGTCGCCAATGTCGAACCAACACCTTTTTCTGAACCTTCCGGGAATGATGGCCATCGTTTCGACGTTAGAGCCGGGCATTTTCACAAGCATTCGACGATCTCCGAGCTTTTTAGTAATCATCGCGTACTCTTCTTGAAATCGTTTGAAGACCAACTCTCTTTTGACCGTTTCTCTCGGCTTCTTATTTTTCTTTTTGTTCTTTTTGGGCATTCTTTTATAATACCCTTTTATATTTTAAGTTTTGTGTAATAAAACAAACCAATAAAATGAGTAACAAAAACAAAAAAGTAGGTTCTGATCCCAATGATGACGGAAACGATGCGTGTACTGTTGTGACCGGTTTGAATGTGCGCCCTAAAGTATGCGACTATTCTCCTCCAAAAAAGCCTGATCCGTGGGGCGCTTGGAATAAAGGGAAAACATCAGAAGAAGACGAACAAGAGATTGATCCCCAAAACTATTTTTTCATGTACGATTCCACGTTGGAAAGGACGCCGAACCCCATTTCGACGGCAAAAGCGCAGGCGTTGATGGATCAAGCGCCCGACGTCCCGGAAGAGTGGGATTGGAGAACTGTGCCCGGGCTCGAAGTGCAATTCCAAGGAAATCTCATCAATCAAGGCGCTTGCGGTGCTTGCTGGGCTGTAGCCACCGCGACTGCTTTGGGCGACAGATACGCCATCGCTATGCAAAAAATGGGTTGGACAATCGCCAAACCTATAGTTCCTTCTCCTCTTCAACTGGCATCTTGCAATTGCAAACTTATGGCCGGGGCGACCACTTCGGATATATGCAAAGGCGGAAACGTGCAGCTCGCGTTGATCGGTCTTTCCGACACTGAGGCGCCCTACCTTACACTGACAACCAACCAATGCTGGCCGTACCCTCAGACATGGCTTTCTAATTCTAAAAATGTAAGAGATCCCACCGGACCCAATTTGACTTGGCAGCCCAACAAAACGGGGGACGGCACTCTTGGATGTATGATGGAAGTTCCAGGGTGTCAAATAGGTCAGCAGTGCCCGGAAGCGGATGTGAAATTGAATTGTCAAGGCGATGTGCACACCTGGCATTTAGGCATTCCAGACAATGCCAACGTGGAGAATCTGAAAAGAGACATTTTTATGGACGGTCCCGTTCCCACCTCTTTTCAAGTTTTGGACTCGTTCATGAACAACAAAAACAAAACCGGCTGGTGGTTAACCGGCGAGCCTAATTCCGTGTACTACCCGACAGAGAAGGGCGAAGACGTTGCAAAAGCTTCCGGAAAGGGACACGCTGTAGTCATAGTAGGATGGACTAAAAATGCATGGATCGTGAGGAATTCTTGGGGACCCACACACGGAATCCAATCCGGCGCTGGCGGAGCTAAAGTGGACGGGAGTTGGTACTTTTTGGCCGACATAAACAATCAAATAGGCATAGGCGTTGGTCCCAACCCTGCCATGGCCGGCGCTGTAAGTTTCAAACCTCGATTCTACGGAACCCCAGACGGACCACTCGAGAAACAAGGTTATGTAAAGTGGGATAAAAATACCCCCAAGCCTGCGCCGCCTCCGTCTCCTCCGGCGCCTACGCCAAAACCAGTTGTCGCAAATAAAACAAATAACTCAGGCCTCGGTCAATTGTTGCCCACGTCTAGCCACGTTATGTGGGGGGTTTTGATCATAGTTTGCACGGCGGTGATAGCACTGGCTATAGTCAGTATTAGGAAAAAGAGAAAATAAAAATGATTTCAATTTAGATAGGATAGAGTAGGTAAAATGGAGTGTCCCATCTGCAAAGATACCATAGTCGAAACCGAAACGCCGTCTTGGACTCCGTGCTGCCACGCGTTTCACGCTCAATGCATACAGAAATGGACTTCAATCAACCCTTCCTGTCCGGTCTGTCGTCAGAGCGTCGACGCGATCCCTGCCGCTCCGCGGATCCCTGCCGCTACGCGGGTCCCTGCCGCTACGCGAGAAAGCCTAGAGCTTTTCAGTATCGCTGATTTGATTCGTGACGAGTTCCTTTCCGCGTTTTATTCCCCGAGTCAAGTCGACGCACTAGTCTACTACTCCAACACAGACCCGGAAAACGACCACGACACCATTCTGGGAGAAGTCGTGTTTGAACCGTCTCAGATTGCTTCTTAAAACAAACAGTACGTGATAATAAAAAAATGAGTTGCCTTTTCAACAGTTTACATTTTTTTATTCCTTCGATGAGTCCCCTGCAGATAAGACACAAAATATGCGACTATCTGCAACAAAATAAACCCGTCATAGACGGCATTGAAACCTCGGTTTTGCTTTCGCTGGAAAACGGAAGCGCAGAACAGTATGTACGAAGGATGCGTTCCCCCAGTACGTGGGGTGGTGCCATAGAAATACAAGCAGCATGCAACATTTGGCGCACGTCCATAATCGTTCAAAACAGAAGAGGACGAGAAAACTCCGACATTGAGTTTCTGCCTGTTAAAGGCGCCGCTCAAAGCACAGTCGCGGTCAGGTGGACGGGCGGACACTATGAACCGGTTGCTTAGCGATGTCTAACACTTGAATTTGAGAATATCTTCAGCCAATCCAATCTTCCAACCATCCTTTTGATCTTTCATTTTTCTCAACATATCTTCAATCAGCTTAGTCTGGACACCAGGACACTTGTCCTGGATCGCATTTTTCACATCTTGGGCAGCCTTTTGAACAGTGTCGGGCACATTTATCTTGGACACGCACATCAAATCATCTTCGACCTTGGAATTCTTACCCTTGAAAGCATTCGCGCAAGAAGAATCGGTAGTGTTGGTAGAATTTATAATCGCCCGCATGACTTCGTCGAATCCCTGTTTGAGACCGCTCACTTCGCTCTTGGAATTTTTCAAAGCTAATTTTAAAGTTAATTTTTCCTTTTTGCAACACTCTTCCGGTTTGCAAGTTGAACCACTGCACAGTTGCGTTTTAGTCTTGTCCCACGTCTGATCTTTTTGTTTGCACGTCCCGCCCGCTGAACATTTCCCTCTTATAACACAGCACTGGGCAGCATCGCTTGGTTTGCACGTGTGCGATTTGCACTTTGCGCCAGTTTTGACAGCATTCTGAACATATTTTTTGTCTTTGCAAAGAGAAGAAGAACAAGCAGCCGGTTTGGTAAACTCTACGACTGCAATAACAGCAGCCGCAACTAAAACTACACCAGAAATAATAAGAATTATATTAGACTTTGCCATTGTATTTTTTATTAAAAGAACATAAAACTTTCTATTGCTCAACCCTTTCACTCCCACTCCCACTCCCACTCTCACTCATTCGCCAAATCGTAGTTGTGCCAGCTCTGCATATTCCAATTGGTTTCTGAACCTTCAATGCTGACTCGAATTTTTCTTCCGTTGGTCGAGATATGTACTATGTAGCCAAACAAACCACTGCCCACGCCGTGAGTCTTTTGCACTCTGTCTCCGATTCTCCACGGACAACCCGTCTCCGTCCAAACGTTTTCGGCATCATTCGCGTGCGTCGGAGGAGAATTTGAGTCGCTCGAACTCGGGTTGGGCAGAGAGTGTTCCTGGTGTAATTCCTCCACCGCGAAAAAAAGCGCGTTTTCGTCGACGCGAGTTTTGCGAATCATAGGCTCTACGATAGCACCGTTTGGAAAAAGCCGTCGCTGAGGGCACTCAGTGTCCCAAGAAACGACATCCGACCGAAACATTTTACCGTGTGCAATCACCAAAGAACTGCCATAACTGGAGTGAACGCCTTGGGTGTCTAGGGTAATTTGATCCGGGTACATGTTTACACCGTTAAACTTGATGCACGGATCCTCGAACAGAAGAATCTTTGAAACGAAAGTGCGACAGGGACAGTCTAGGTCGTGACACGACTTGCCGTTCATCTGACGCTCCCGCGGATCACCTCCTTTGCATATCGACTCCGGTACATCAAACTCCGGGTGAATAATGAAGTACTCTTTCCCGTTGTCGTCCGTTTCCGTCGTGACAATGCCCTTCAGTTCTTTGGAAACAGTTCCGGAACTGTTGATGAAATCCTCCTGCGCCCCTTCAGGAACTCTGCGCCAGTCAGAGCACATTTCTTGGTTGTGGCGCGCCACGGCAGCGTGGGCGACCGTAAAATCCCTAGCCACCTTGGCAAACATTTCTTTCACGGTGCTGGAATTCCGTCGCATGTGCGAAACGCCGTTCATCAAATCCAGAAGAGCACTGCCGTCTTCGCTTTGGAAATGCTCGGTCATCTCTTTTTCAAGAAGATCCACGTGCATCATTATGGAAGCCAAACGCTGCTCAAGACGCGCGGCCTTGGATTCAGCCGTTTGCATAGCGCAGCTGAGCTGCACTGCTCGCGGTAAAGTGTTTTGAAAGGCGTACGCGTTGAACGCCATAGTCTTCCCGTTAGTACACTCCCGACCATCCACGGAATTCGCTTTGAACGCTTCGAACACTGGATTCTTGCGACACAACGGGCACCTGGAGTTGGTCGCGAGCCACTGGTCTATGCAACCGGAGCAGAACGCGTGCCCGCACGCCAGTTTGTCGCAGTCCTCGACCTTTTCCATACAGATTGCACAATCACAGTCCTCGTTCACCGGCTCCTGATGGTGAACCGGCTCATCCGTCGGCTTGACGGAAACTTTCGACCACACGGAAGTGCTGAGAGTAGGAGGAGTAGTGTAAGAAGTCATTTTCTTAACAATAGTTGATTCTGAAAAAAAATATTTTTTTTAACCATTTTTAAGATTAAAGAAAAATTTTATTTTTTGTTTACCAGAACGGCCACTGCCACTGGAACGGCGAGAGACCAGGTAGAAATAAACTGGTTAGAAATATCCAACTGGAACTTGTTGACTGCGTGACACACTGGCGAACCTAAACTCAGCACGTTGAAGAAAGGACCGAAAAATGTCCAGGGGGCGCAGTGCGTGGCTATAAATTGAATGCAAATCCACTGAACCGTAGACAGCATCAACACGCTGCCCATCCAAAATCCCGCCGCTGAAACCATAGGCATTTGCAGATACTCCACGAAAACATTTTTTATATGAGCGGTTTTCATTTGCTTCTTGATTGCTTACTCAATAAATGAACTTTTGCAATCATTTTAAGGAAAACTTTCACTATGGAAAATGATAGTCTCTGAATTCTTGAACACTCTTATATCCCTGCAAAGTGGCCTCGACAAACGTCAGATGCATTTACTTTTCGGAAAACGCCTTGGTAATCACCTCTACGAAAAATTTTTACGCTTCGATCGAAACATCGTTTACTTTTACTCGGCACTGGACGTACAAAATAAAAAAATTATTGAAAACGCTATACTGTCAGCAAGAAAAAGGTGCGCGGACTAACCCGATACCGTCTTCGACGGCTCACGGAGTAAATCGTATTGCATCGACGACGGCGCGTGCTAGGAGAAACGGGCACCACTTCGCGTCTGCTGCGCGATGACTCTTTTCTTATTATAAATCCCTCTTTGTCTACTGGAGGTTCGAATTCGTTTCCCCAACAAAATAAAGGCATATTTCCCATTTACTTATTTCCATATTTTTTAAATATTGAAAGTAGTTTATATTTACTTATTTCCATGCGCAATCGTCCATAATGACGGGGAGGGGGGTTTGTGATTCATCGTAGAGACACGTACGGTAGGTCCCGCCAGCAATGAAAGCGCCGCATTTTGATTTGTCATCTCTCTCCCATAGCCGTCCAGTTGTAGGACATGTGGCATTGTAACCAAAACCGCAATGATCACACCCCAAAACTTTTGCGCAACTACCGTCCGCAAACTGAGAGGGTTGCCTAGCCACCAAACCTTGCGCGTTGAAAAGGTTATCGCCTGTACCGGTGGTAGCTGGTGGATAATTGCTATTCCAATAATCGTCGAGTAGAGGGCACGCGTTTGCATTGCCTCTGTTTCCACCTTTTTCGTTGGCGACACACCCTGTGATAAGACCATCATTTCTTGTAGCATGATAGGTTTGATAAACGCTCTGATCTAGGGTGCCACACGGAGTGCGCTTACAAGGTTGCAATCTGCACTGTTCTTGCAGCTCAGGCGATATGTGAGACATGCCAGCAATATTGTTATTCGGATCGCATTCGGCATTTATATCAACACTTTCCCACCAACAATCTTGCTGGGTACAATCAGCGTTTGTATAATCATTTAACTCTCTGATTTGTTTATTACTAGACACATCGTTGCAGAAAATTATGTTGCCTTGGTCGTCCAATCGACGACACTGTCCTTCTGTACCGTGCACAACTTCTGAAACAACATTCTGATCTGTCCCCTTCATCCACTGAGAACTTCCTGAAATCGTTTGGACTCCAGTCGGGTCACTGGGATCTGGGACGTCTATAGGATCTCTTCCTCCGCCCAGGCAATCGTACGCGATATCAAGAGAACCGTCTGCTTTAGTGATTACGCGACATTGCGTGTTGTCGCTTGACGCCGCTCTCGCAGCTCCTCCTTTAAACTCTCTCTGAAAGTTTCCAGATGCCGTTGTAGGATCGGCCACTTCCCAACTACTTCGACTGTTTTCCATACGGTAAGGCAATCCGTCCTCTACATTGTATTCCATCAAAGATGATAGATCCGCTTGATCGAGACTTTCAAGATCGCACAAACTTTCTCTCTTTCCATCTTCTTTGAGCGGTCCGGTTCCATCCATTCTGTATTGACAATTCGGACCATACGTGCCAAACTTGCATCTTCTCGTGCATTTCGAACCACCTTCTTCCGTGGTTTCGACATCCCATCCCTGTTTGCAAACGCACGACCTGTAAAGACCATCGGTCACTTCGCAGATGCCATCGTTCGCTCCTGGACTTGGAGTCCACGTTGGGTCTGGATTTCCATCGGAAACGACATATCTGCCATCGAAATCTGAACACTTAACACCTCCCGGACTTGCGCGACGATAAAAAAAGATTTCTTGACCCGCAGATAAGCTCACCGGACGCGACAATGTGACTTTTTCAGGATTACCAGTATCAGGATTACCAGGGACATGCGACGTAACTATAATGGCACCGCCGCGACTGCTGTCCATACCCTTCCAACGAACTCCCATTTGCTGCTCTCTGATCAGTGGCTGATCGGATGCAGAATTTAATTCAACCTCATCGCTGCCATTTACCGCAGCTTTCACTGTCCTCACCGGGCCTGCCTGACAAGGTCCCACCTCACACTTGCTTGTCGGATCATTCGGATCCGTCTGCGTCCACTGCCCGTCGCAAACACACTGGTAGTCAAAACCATCGCGGGACTGCGCAGTTGTCGGGGCAGCGCCTTGACCGATTCCGCAATCTCTGTCTTCGTAGCCATCCGTTTTATGTTCGCAGTAGTCCCCGGAGAAACCCTGTTGACACCTGCACTTGCCAAATCCGAGGACGCCGGGCTCGGTTGAATCACAAACGCCTCTTCCGTGACAAGGCGGACGCCGCTTTTTACAGGCTTCCAGCTCTTCACCTGTATGTCCTGCGTCTATGCAGGATGTATCAGTAGGACTTATTGTAGAACAATTTGCAATGCATTTTCCACTCGCATTAAGAGTATACTGATGAGGCTCGTCTCTTGTGATGGCACGGTTTGCTCCCTCACTTCCTCCTACCGTGTTGCAATCGCAAACACACGCCCCATCCCGGGTTTTCCTATCAAAGTGATCCCACGTTTTATCTCCACGTGGATCGCTTCCTTCGGCGTGATATCGACAATTCTCTATAAAAGTCACTCCTTCGGGGTTTGTATTTCTGTATCTTGTTCTATTGCAACTATCACTGTTATTGTCAAAAGTGCTGCACTCCGGGACTCTCGTACCATCACCGCCCAAACAAACAGCTGGCGCTGGTGGTCGAGCGCACTCAGGTTCGCAGCGTTTTACTCCATCCGACCCCTCCGTGCAAATTTCTCCATCTTCACAAGGGGGATCGCCGTCACGGCCGCACTGTGCAGCCTCATCGCATCTGCCAGTGCGAGCTCGCACGTCGCACTGTAAACCATTATCTCCAGACTGAGCCCATCCATCATCGCAAATGCACGCTGGATTATCCGTCGTGCCCGCGGCGACGCCGTGTTTGCAATAAATTATACCTTTGCCTATATTTTGTTCATCCTCTGTAAATGCATTGATTGCCTTCTGAGCGATGGTGCAATGTGCACCGCCGTAACCAGTTCTTGGAAGAGTTGGATCCGGGTAACATTGCTGCGTGAAGTTACAGTCTGGAAGTTGATCACACTCATCTTTTGTTGACGCGGCGGCGCACGCATCCATGACGGCTTGATTCGGAACACATCGGTTGGCTGTTCTGTTCCAGAGACAGTTTGATTGACTGCCGCATTCCCCCTCAGTCGAATGGTCAAAGCAGGCCGTGTACACTGCCCGCTTGGGAATACAACTACGGCGGTCTGTACCAACGCCATCGCCCTCATCGGTCACGGACACCGCTATACAACCGTCAGCATCACTACATATATGCCGCGTCGCATCACAATGCTCTGTCAATTGGTCTCCGCGCTTGCAGTCGCAAGAGCACATACGATCTCCATTTTCGCCTGAACCAGATGTAAGCACTTCTGCACCTTTATCGGAGTGAGCGCAATAGTACACTCCACTTTCATTACTAGCATAATCCGGAGCTTTGTCCGCGTCACTTGCGCTGCCCAATGTACAGTCGTTATTGGGAGTGGTGCAGTCGTAGCCCTGGGTGCGCTCGCCATCCGTATACCCCGGGGGGCAATTCACGCAGGAGCAAGTCCCCATAGAGCCGTCTGGTTGGCCGTCTGGTCCTGTTCCTGGTGCGCCTGAATACCCAGCTCCTTCCGGGCATCGTAAACCACCATGTATAAAACATGCGTGGGCGTCTTGATCCGATGACTGTGAACAGTCTGCGCCCGTCCAGCCGGGTTTACACACGCACTCACACCTACTCGTATCGCTTCCATCAGAACTTTTGAATCCAGTAACACTTTCCGCCTTCTTATCTCCACCGCAATCATCTATGTCGCAGTGTTGACCCTGATCGCTGCAGTCGGCTCCAAATCTATTATCGTTACATTCACATTGACACCCTGAATCATCGCTCACTAATTGTATCTGAGCGGGATTTTTTCGAATCGCAGTTCCAGCCCCATCCTGCCAAAGATTAAGTTGTTCCCCCGGGTTGTAATTCGTTCCACAATTTACGATTTCTAAACCTTGTATTGCACCAGTGCCTGCGTCTATCTCTGTGATATTAAAAACCATACCACGTCCCCCACTTCTTCCCGATGCGGTAGCATTACCGAGTTTGTATTCATCTCCAGCTCCATTAAGGATTATACCTCCTCCGGGCTCTACCCACGCTGGACTGCCGTCATCGTTGCGCTCGATTTCACAAAATGTTTGTCCCGAAACTGATTTTGCTTTGTCACTGCCACTGCAATTACGTGCAGTTGTACACTCTGTTTGGTCAACGCAACCCGTTCCCGTCCACCCAACGTCGCAAGAGCAAGCGCAGCCTCTTTCTTTATATCCAGTTGCAGTACCATGGCTGTTGCAATCTGTTCTATGACATGGCGTGAGCTGTACGCACGCCGGTCCAGTGAATTCGTTGTTCCCTTGAGCATCGGAGTCACACGTCCACTCCACTTGGCTTTGTCTAGTATCAGCTTCATTTCCATAACCAACATCGCACGTTGCAATGGCGGGTTGACCGCGTCCTCCTCTAAGGGGTAAAGTTTTGTTGCTGGAATTCGGGACAGTTGTTTCACACGGACCGAAACTGCACAGTCGACCTTCAAAAGTTGGACGGTCGCCGGCGACTGCCGGTGGATTACACCTCCAGTTTCCGCCTCCTCCGTAGCCATCATCACAAACCACATTCCTAACGTCTCCTGTATTTCCACTAATAGAACCTGCTGCGTTATAGTTAGAGTTGGATACTTCCGTTGCAGTACACGGTAGCGGTTGGCATTGTACGTTGCTGGAAGTGGCTTGAGTACCATCCGGTAAGGTGAAGTGACCGCTAGGATTGTCGCACGTCAAGGTGATGCTGTTATTGGCGGAAGCAGTTCCGTCCAGCGAATAGCCAGGATTGCATTGCACAGTGCGTGAGTCTCCACCAGCTGCGTTAAGCCCCCCCTCCACATCCGAGTTGGCAACAAACAATGGACCACATCCCCCTTGAGTTTGACATTGGTTTCCGCTATATCCTGGACCACAATCACATTGACACTGTCCGTTAGGCATATCTTCCCTATATCCACTACTGTCCCCCTGGTTGCTGCAATCGATTCTACTGCACGTATGTTTTGGCGTTTCACAGTTGTCACCAATGTGGGTATCATCACAATTGCAGGTGCCGTCAGCGCGCACTGTTCCATTACCGCTGCACGTAGTATCATCGGCGTGCTCGCAGTGGTCTCCTCTAGCATGTTGGTGGCAGTCGCAGGTGCCGTCATTGCGCGCTGTTCCATTGCGGTTGCACGTTTCAGAGTTGGTATATTGACAACGAGGACCGGCAGCGCCAGCATTGCAGATGCAGGTGCCGTCAGCGTGCGCTGTTCCATTGCCGTTGCAGGTCTCACGATTGGTATATTGACAAAGCAGGCCGGCAGCGCCATCATTGCAGTCGCAGTGCCATTCACCATCGCCACGGTTGGATGGTGTATTAGGCTGGCCATTCACACACGTACCACCATTGCCGCACGGGTTCGGTTGCGGACATTGCACGGCTTCATTCACGGCCGTGTCACAAGTATCACCATGCCAACCATCGGGGCAATCACATGTCGGACCGCCAGCCACGTCGTTGGCTCCTCTAACATTGTCTTGGCCATCCCTGCACGTACCACCATTGCCGCACGGGTTACTCCCTCCTGCTCCTGTGCACGGTATGCCTGCATTCGCGGGAATTTCACAATTATTCCCAGACCACTTGGAATCGTCGTCGCAATCACAGGGCGTCGCAGGTCCTTGATCCGCATAGAGATGCGCAGGTTCTCCTCTGTTATTACAGTTGTCTCTACCGTACCGGGTTCTCGGTGTACGGCAATCGGAATCCAGATTATAATCCGGCCAGCACTGGCAGCTACACCCAGCAGCATAGTCTACATAACCGCTCACGTCTGTTGCATGACCGTGGCAATTATTTGCCACGGTACAAACATCATGGTGAACCTCACAGCGCTGGCCGGAGAAACCATTATCGCAAACGCAGGTGCCGTCATCTTGCGCTGTTCCATGACCGTGGCACGTGCCAGAATTGCTATGTTGGCATTTATCACCGACGAAACCAGGATCGCAAGCACATCCCGTAAGGTTTCCTTGGGCATCAACTTGCGGTGTTCCGTGACCGCTGCAATGGTCTTGACCGCTATGAGTACATTTAGGACCTACCCAACCCCCATCGCAAGCACACGCGCACTGATCTGAGCTGTCTACATCTACGGGAGGGTTAGGATTTCCGTGGTGGTTGCAATCAGCTCTGGTGCACGTGTACCTAGTTTGGGTTCTGCAATCGGGGGGTTCCCAACCCGGATCGCAGCTGCACGGCGTGCAACCCTGATCCTGGGTGGCATGCGCAGGTTCTCCGTTGTTGTGGCAATGCAGTGTTCTAGTGCAGGGCCGTGGAGTGCCGCAATCAGCACCAGTCCACGCGTCTTCACACGTGCAGGTACAGTTCCCTACTGTGCCACTGACTTCCCGGGCATGACCATGGCAATCATGCTCATTGGTACACTTACACTTTGCCGCACCCCACACTATTTGATTCAACCACTCTGGGTGGTAAGTTCGAGCAAAGTCTAATGCTGTTTGGGTTAAACGACCTCTATTTACGTCCTGTTGGTAAAATCTAGCACCCCCTGGTCGTATACCAGGCTGTCCTCCGGGTCCTACTAAATCTGGTATGCTAGTTGCACAGGTACCGTCAGCGCACGTTGTTATACCAGGATAACAACAACGACCAGAGTCAACATGCCCGTTGTATTCATCTATGGTACTTCCATCACATTGCTGATTTGAGTCAAAGTTTTCAACTAAAGGTTTTTTGAATATTTTTTCTATAACACTCATTGTTTATTTATCCTTTTCTTAATTCAACTAAAATTTTAAAATATTTTGGAAAGTTCCGTCTACGCACTGGTGAGCTACGGCCATCACAATTTTTTGGGCGTTTGCCGCGCTTACCGTTTCAAATATGGTTTCGGCCAGATCGGCGTCCAGATTGGCCGTGACTTCGTCCAGCATAAGAACGGGAGTGTTCATGATGTCGCTGAGGGCAAGGTTGAACGCGACGACGACGCGCGCGCATTCTCCGCCGGAGAGACCGTCGAGTTTCATCTCATTTCCTTTGAAGAGGATTTCGGTTTGTATGCTGGGCTTGACTTTCTTCTTGCTTTTGACGGCCGTGAACGTTTTCAGACTGACTTCGATGGGATCGTCGGAAAAGAACGCGTCGAGGTACGTGGCGGCGTGATCGTTGATGGCGTTCACCAGCTGGACGAGCGCGAGACTCTCCGCTTCGAGCACGGCGGATTTGAGTTCTTCCGCGCCTTTGAGGAGAGCCGTCGCTCTGTCGAGATTGTTCTTTGCCCGTTTTGCTTTTTTCTCGGCCTCTTGGAGGGTTTTCTTCTGTCTTTGTATGTCTTCGTTGAATCGCGTGCACGCGTCTACTTTTCTGTTCCACGCGTCGAGTTCTTCCAAGTGCGCGTCTACCTGATCGAAAGCGTCGGTCGCCTCGTCGAGTTTCTCGGAGAGTGCTTTGGCTCGGACGTCTAGTTTTTGAATGTCGCTTTCAAAGTCGTCGCACAAACTGGCTTTCTTCTTGGCGGAGGCCAGTTTCGTCCGAATCTTTTCCGCGCGTCCGCACTTGGCTTTCAAGTTCCGGCCTGCTTGGACGGTGTCCTCGAGCTCTTCCAGATCGCTCAGCGCGCCTTCTCCCCATTCGTCTTCTATGTTTTGGATCTTCTCCAGAGTATCTCGGAGAGCGTCCATATCCCTGTTTCTCTTTTTGATTTGAGAATGTATTCTGCTTTCTTCTCCGAGCAGTTCCCGCACGCTCTTCGTGCAGTCGACCGC